AATTCATAATCCGATTCGCACCAACTTTTACATTTTCTGATACGGTACCTCCTTCCTTCATAGCTCCCGATTTAATGTTCAACCCCGATTTATTTAACTCATCCAAGGTTACATTATTTTTCTGGCCAACCTGCGGAGGTTTCTGTGGTTCATCTGGCGGCTGACCACCACTCTTCATAGTGAATATTTTACCTAGGTTGTTTAGGAAGTCTCCGAACAATCCTCCCAATATATCACCCAGAATTCCTCCAATCAATGCGCCGACATATATTCCGACTGGACCTAACTCCGAAAACAATGCGGCTCCTGCGATACTTCCCACAGTAGACCCTACACCTTTACTACCAGCCTTGGCTACACTATCACCCTGCATCAATCCTAATCCAGCAGTCAATACTCCACTAATAATAGGTGCGGCTTTTCCTACTTTAGATACCTTACTAAGAAATGATCCTCCATCTTTGGATGCGACTTTGGAGATAGGACCTCCTATTCCAGGTAATGGTATGCTAAACGGAGATGACCCACCACCAGTACCAATACCTTCATCCTTTAACTTAGTGACTAATTTCTTTAGAGCAGGATCAGAGAAGTCAGTTACATTAGCATTGACATTGATGGGAGTTGTCCATAACTTATCGATACCATCAGAAGTTCTCTGAATGATGGTAGTTTGGTTCTGAGTCTCTAACTGAGCGACCTCGGCATTATCACGAGTCCTTTCTTCTTTGATCTGAGCCGCAGGGTTCGCTGCGGCTTCTGCTGTGGCTGCTGGTGTTGCAGGGACAACAGGATTTGCTGCTTCTGGTGCTGTGGCTGGAGCCTCAGGAGCAATCGGAGTCGGAGTCGCAGCCACTCCTGCCAACCTTTGTAATTTAGCCTCACGTTCTTGGAGACCGTAGAGCTTATCTTGTAACTTCAGACGTTCTTCTATTAGTTGTTTCTCTTCTTCCTCTTTCTTTAGGTCTCCCTTCTTGGGTTCATTTCTACCCAAGAATTTGAATAACATTCCACCAATGAAGTCCCCACTCTCAAACTTACTCTCAGCAGCATCCTGGTACTTAGTCTTATCCTTTTCTTTCTTGGCCTCGACTTTCTGTTCTTCTATATATTTTTTATATTTTTCTACAGTGGCGAACTTCTCCAAAGTCTTCTTTAAGTCTCCGATTTCGGTTTGAAGACCAGGAATGGCTGCTTTAGCACGCACACCCCGAAGAGTTTTCTCTTCGGGAGTCAACACTCGTCGTCGAGCATTCTGTCTGTCTATCTTGATCTGAGTAAGTAGTGCAGACAGTCCTTGAGTTACTACCCTGAGTGAATCTGCGGTGTCCGAAGAAGGAGCCACAACTACGGGAGCAGCCTTCGCTGGCAGTTTCTTATTTTTGTTCTTATTTTTGTTCTTATTTTTGGCTTGCATTTTTTCGTCTCTCGTTCTCTTCCTCGATATGTCTGTTTAGCAGGGAAATGTAGATCTCTCTTTCCCAGGGATACATATTATCTAACTCAGTCAAAGAGTATTTGTAGAACTGCATCATAGTAAAATTACTCAAATAGTAATTCATCAATGTTTCATTATTAACAATTAGACGAAAAAATCAGTAAGACCTTCCAGAACAATAACATCAACAAACCCACACTTCTTACACTTGAAGTCGAGTTTCTTTCTCAACTTAGGACTGTCGATATAGAATTCGATAAACTTTTGAAACACACTCAGTTCCAGATCATTGATGAACACCATAAGTTCTTCCTTGGTGTAGTCCTCATAGACAGTATCCTTGTCCGAGATAGAAACAATGTCACTGGCGATGGCTGTCATCAGAACACTGGCATCCCGATACTTGTTGTACTCTTCCAGTAACTTAGCAGACTTCAGAGAAGGATAACCCATTCGGATAGTCAGGTCATTGTGTACAGTAATATCTCTGTTGTTAGATGCCGAGAAGTCTACCTGGATATCCTCAAGGTTAACATCTACAGTAGTAGTAGCTCCACAGATCTTTGTGGTCTCATCTTCTTGTGGAACAGAATTATTACATTTGAATGACAGAGTAGATACTTCGCCGACCGACTTGGACCGAAGCTTTAGAATAATATATTCGATATCGAAGTAGGTGAGCTTGTCTGGATTGATATCTCCGGTGCAACAGGACTCGACTAAGTCCTTGACACAACGCACTAATTCATCAGGATCTTTTGAGTCCTGAAGCATCAGCAGAATCTTCTGTTCCTTTACGGTGTAGGGTCGAAAGATAAAAGACTTCTGAGTAGATGGAATCTTCACTTCAAATGTTGGGTGTTGTAGTTTTGGTAAGGCCATTTATATCTCCATGATTAGTTCATTGTCCGACTTAGTGCGTCATCTCGGTTGCTGATATTCTGAATTTGTAATTGTTCGTATGAAAATGTTACCGAATATTCCATTAGCTTATCGGTGTCTGCCCAGGACAGATCCACATCATCTATTGATAGAGGTATGGCTTGCATAACATTAACCGAGTATCCCGATGATTGATCATTCTCATCATATACCATGATGAAAATATTAGAACTTATGTCGTCATAATATGCCATAGTATTTGTACTGAAGTTCTGAATGGATTGCATCCATATCTCAAATTGCAATCGATCCTTTGAATCTTTTGTTGTGAGAAATGTTAGTCTAAGATCATTGTAGGTTCTTGATACGGGCACTCGTAGTACGGGCATTCCACCATGTAACTTGAAGTCTGTGGTATTGATGGTGATACCAGGAATCATTGCGGCGATACAACGAATTTTACCAAGCTCGGTTAGATCCACTCCCCCCAGCTTTTCATTCTTAATAAAGATAACCTCAAACTTAGATGGCTTGAGGACTCCGTCCTTATTGATACTCGTGACTATATTGTTTACCTTGAATGCCATACGAGTATTTATGTACCGTATAATTCTTTTTCGGTCATGACCACAAACTCAATGTTATTGTACTCGGCAAACTTCTTGGCGGCGATCCATTTGGCCTGATTGACCGCATAGGTCTGACACTCCTTAATATATCGGGGAGTCACTCGGGACTTCTTCTTCGGAGGAAGAGTCTGATCATAGGGTTTGACTTCGACGATATACTTCTTGATCTGTCCGTTGGAACTTCTTAGCTTGACATAGAAGTCCACGAAGTATCTGTGTGGCTTACCATCCACCGGAGATATATAGGGAATGACTATCTCCTCTGATCCATACTCCAATACATTGGTCTGTTCATCCAACCATCGAAGTAGCTTCAGTTCCCAGGACGAACGATATATAATATTATTAACGTTGCCTCGATACTTCTTCGGATTGATGGGAATGAACTGCCCCTGTAAGTATTTACTCATTGTCAGAAGATATTTATTCGGCATGTATAAATAATATCTGATATGCCAGACACCCCAGCGAACCTCACAACCGATCTCACTACGATTGTATATCCCAACAATCTTGTCCATGCAGGTAATCGATATGGTAATCAGTTCATGGCGATATACATCAATGTTGATATTGATACTAAACCTCCTGATATTAAATTTACACCTACAGTTAAAGATATTTCGGGAAATGTTGTTCGAGGACAATTATCTGATCGTAGTGATATACCTGGTTCAATAATAGATAAGTTCCAGAGTAATCAAGGAGGGAAGTTTTTTGGTCGAAGTGGCTCTGGAAGTACTACCCTGAAGTCTATCTACCTACCTATTCCCCTGAACATTTCGGCTAATGCTGAGGCCAAGTACGAAGGGTTTGATTTCGGAACCGAGGCAACTAAATTAGGAAGTGCTGCTATTGGTAGTGTTGCTGATTTAGGAATAGCCGCTCTTAAAGTTAGGTTCGGAAATATCGCTGGATCTGCATTTGACCAAATGAAATCAACCGCAGAAAAATCGGCAACCTTCGCTGTGAATGCGGCGTCGGCTAAGTTAGGAAAAATAATCAATCCACACAAACAACTCCTGTTCAAGGGTGTGGAATTGAGAAACTTCACCTTCCAATATAAGTTAGTGGCTCGGGATAAGACAGAAACTGATACCATTGACTACATCATACGTCTTCTCCGATATCATATGTTACCTGATCTGGGAAGTGGATTTGTGGGTCTTGGAACTGGTCTAGCGTTAACTTATCCTTCCGAATTTGATATGGCATTCTATATGTATGATGGGACTTCTCCTAAACTAAATCCATATCTTCCTGCCATCTCCACCTGTGTACTGACCAAGATGGATGTTACCTATGGAGAAAAGGAAATAGTATCCCACGTCGATGGTTCTCCCGTAGAACTAACATTGAGCCTATCATTCCAGGAAACTCAGGTCATGACTAAGTCTGTTGTGAATGCCTTTGATAGTTATATTCATGGAGAAGGTTTGGCTATATCTCAGGGTGTGAATGGTAAGTTAGAGGGAGCTGCTACTACGCAAGTTACAACTGGTCGTGAACCTACCGTACCAGATCCACTGGGGAAGTTCGGGCCGAAAACACCGTTCGGAGGCTCACCATCTGGTGGTTGACAACTGAACTTACCTTACCAGGACCGGGGAAAACACCGTTCGGAGGCTTACTTCCAGTTATTGGCTTCTAGTTAAATAATCATATGCCATACTTTGCTCCCATCAACTATGTTCTTTATCCTGACTTCCAGGACAAGACGAAATGTAATATACTAAAGAACATCACGACCAGAGTCATCAAG